CTTTACACAAGAAAATAAAAGATTTTTCTAAGATTGATATAAGATTGATATAAGTTGTTGCTATCAAACGACTTACGTCGCCGAAAGCCCACTAGTATCGCTCTAAGTCTATACTGTACAACGACTTATGGAAATATAGGGGTATATGGTTTTATCTTACAAAATCGAAGTCCCTTTCGCTCGGAAAAAAGCTATGGTGGTGCTGTTAAAATTCGGACCTTCCAAACCGGACTAAATAAATGTCCTACCCAATCTATTCTATTCGAGCCTTTTGTTTCTCTCGTCTTGTCTCTCCTTTCGCTCCTGCTCTCTTGCTTCCTTTCTTTTTTCAGCACCATAGGACTTGTAGCAGATCGCCGCTATTTCGGGATACTTCTCTCTCAGTCTCAACTTTCTCTCCCATTCATAGATACTTCCCACTGCTTTAAATTCGAAGTGATCCATAAGTTTCTCTCTATCCCCCTTAAACTCCGTCCATTTCTCCTCAAAATCTATTCTAAACTGCCTCGTGTTATCAAGGTTGTTCTCCCTGTAGCTACCCGACTCAAGATGATCTGGATTGACACAAAGCTTATTATCACACATATGTCTTATGAGAGGCGGATATTCGCCCTTATACTTATAATATGATAATCTATGAGGTATAATCCATTTCAGATCCTTATATCCCCTGTCTCCAATGTTTGCTGAAATTGATTTTCCATACCCACTCGGTGCTCCTATATTCCACTCCCAACATCCACACTCGGTGACGGTATAATTATCTGGATTTATTTTATGCTTAGATTTCTCTAAATACGGTTTCATCTCATTAATATCCTGCGTAACCCAATAGTTATACAAGCTACAGAATTCATACTGCCTCATGTGGAACCCTTCTCTCTCCAGCTCATCCCCCTCAGTATCGCACTCTTCAATCAAGGCCGTCTTAAAATAGTACTGGCCACTATTATAATCCTCCTGCATATCCTTGTTATAATGAACATTTCTCTCTAACTGCGAAAGATGATCTTCAACTCTCGCCCTAATTCTCACGCTGGACCCAATATACAGTCTGTCTACAGTCATAGAAGAATCTTTAGCAAAGGCAAAAATACCATAAACTCCCATTTGATCCCTAGAGCTGTCAATCTCAACCATCTTCTCTTTCATATAAGGGTAAGGCTTCAGCTTGCCTCTTTTAATAGCTTGAGGAAGCAACCGTTTAACTGAATCAACCTTCAACCCTAATTTCTTAGCAATTATTGGTGCCGGTATAGGACTTTTCTTTCTCATCTCTATTATCTGTTTCTCTTGTCTGACCGTGAGGTGGTCTCTCTTTGCTCTCTTCTTATTATCGGTTGACCCACTAGGTCTGCCGTTACGATCATTGGTAATAAGCTTCAAATTCTCAATTCTGTCATCAAATAGATCACCATTAATCGGCACAACTTTCTCGTTTTGACTATACATACCATAATTTACTACCCAAACCATTTCTCTAGCCTTACAAGACAACTTATTTTTGCTGTCTGGAAAGACAAAACTGAACAACATTCCATATTTACTCTTAGTTCCCCTTCTTTTACCAATTTTAGTTCTAGTGTCTCCTGAAATCATTTCATGAATACCAGTACATTTGGTATCTACTGTCTGCAATTTCCGTTGTTGTTTTTTGGTTAAGATATGACCAGACTCATTAACCTCAATATGCTCCAATATGTACTGGAGTTGATCATTTGTTAATTCTGTAATATGCACTCGTCGTTCCTCCTCGATAATTTGATATAAATACAACCCGACCTTTTATCTCATCGCATGAATACGATCAGATATAAACTATTCATCTGTGAGCAAATAGACCAGCATTTCATGGTAGTGTGGGGGACAAGGCTCAGTCCCAACTTCTGCAACTAGGCAGTAAATTCTTTTTTACAAAAGCCTCTGCTGACGCATTTTCTTAGGCACGGGTAATACCTAATTCTCAACTCCAGACAATTCAAAGAATTCTTTCTGCATTGCAGCTCGCCGGTCACACAACTGATCTCACTCGAACGCAGTGAGTTATTTATTTGCCGGACATGGTTCAGAAAGAGTTCCCCTCTCGAATAGTCACTATCTATAATATCCACAAGTAACAGTTTTACAATGATTTTTTGTTAATTTTTACCATTTTAGAATCTTTTATCCATCAAAACCACCGTTTCGTGTATATTATTAATAGGAGGTGTCACATGAAAAAAGATCCAGAAGAAGTTACAAACATAAAAACCGTCGTTGTTGCAAAAGCCACTGCTGATCTCTGTGATGAAATTCTCGATGATTTACAAGTTCCCGATCCACCTGACAAGTCAATAGGTTCCCTAATAAATGAAGATGATGAATCCAAATTATCGAGGAGGAACGACGAGTGAAGAATAAACAAGTACATGCTAGACATAATTTATATTCTCCTGTGCGAAGATTAGAAGATGGTGGCTTAGAATTAGCTAAAGCAGATTTTTCCCATAAAACCGAATCACCATATGCGGGAGTATTATCGGATGATTTTAGTATTGCATCTGAAATGCCCGTTAATGTTAATTTTTTCTATCAAGTTGAGCAATATAAGAACGAAAAGATAGTTTTTGCTGAAAAGGGTTTAGGGGAAATTATCAAAATTCATAATCATAAGCTATTACAACGAGAATATGCATTTGAGGCTTATAATCCCACGGAACTTAAAACTGTATTTAAGCCAATGGGTGGAAAACCGTGTGATATACCAGAAGATTTCAACTTTGGCATATTAAAAACTTATGTACCAACTAATTATATTGAAATATTTGCCGAAGCGAATTCCGTTCTATGTTCAGAGGGCAAATTCAATCCAACTCCAGTTCCCCTTGAGGAAGCCACCTTACTAGGTCGCCTTGATGGACGCATACAATCTATAGATAAAGATGAACTCAAGTTTATTCTGGGAGAAAACATTAAAATCGCCGTCGAGGAATCAAAAAGTCCCCTAAAGTTACGAACGGATGAATTGTCTGTAGATGGTAAGAATTCTATTATAATGACTGACCAAATTCAGTTAAGACCTATGAGATCAAGGCCAAAGCGATTTTCCGTAGGTTCCCTATATTACAATAGGGGTAAAAAGACATTTGAGTTTCACGACGGGAAAAAGTGGAGAACATTGGTAGCTGAGTAGCGAGGAGTTTACGTGCAAGTACCGGAAAATATGACAGAAGAAGAAACCGTTGAAATTATTCAGCGAGTTGTTGATCGCACAGCCCCTAAGTATACATTTTACGGGTATACAGTGGCTGATATGAAGCAGGAGGCATTTATTATTTGTATGGATGCATTGCCTCGTTATGACGGCGAAAGGCCGTTAGAGAATTTCCTAGCGGTCCATCTCTCTAATAGAATGAAAAATTTTGTAAGGGACAATCACTTTACCCAAAGTGACGACCCTGTGCGTATTAATATAACGCAACCGGCTCAACTTGATGAGTCTTATTATATGGAACATGATGATGATCAAATCAATTATGAGGATATTGATTACCGCGACATGGCAAAATTATTAGATAGTGAAATACCACCAGACATGCGGCTTGACTATTTAAAATTGATCAATGATGTTTATATGGCAAAACCACGGCGAGATGAGATTAAGGATTTTATTCAAAACATTTTAGAGGAACATGGATATTATGAAGAGGGGTAGAATATCTAAAGAAGAAGAGAAATTTATAGAATCAAATATGGGCATTATGTCCGTAGTTGAGATTTCTGAAGAATTAGATAGAGACCCAGATAGTGTCCAGCAATTTATTAAGCGGAAATTCAAGGTGGGGCTTTCTGATGAGGAAGAGGCGGCATATGATTTGGAGGAGCGACCCTATTGGTATGACCTAAAGCAGCAATTTACCGATGATGAGTTGGTAATGTTTAAATATCATTGGGCCAGAATCATTTCGCAATTTAAAGATGATGTAATACCCACCGAAGAATTGCAGGTGGTTGATTTAATTAAGCTTGATTTGCTAATGAACAGGTCTTTAAAGGCAAATAAGGAAAATTTAAATCAAATTGCGGCTTTTGAGGTTTTAGTTCAAGAAGAGAGGGCTAAAGATCCCGATCAGCAGGACAGAGATCATATTTTTAACTTAGAAAGACAGTGTGCTTCTCTAAAAGCGTCGATGGAGTCATTAAACCGTGATTATCGCGACCTTCAGGATAAAAAAAATAAGATGTTGAAGGAGATGAAGGCTACTAGGGAGCAAAGAGTTAAGAGATTAGAAGATAGTAAGCAATCTTTTACGGGCTGGTTAGCCTATCTTATCAGTAATCCCGAAATTACCAGAAAATATGGTGTTGAAATGGAAAAAATGAAGATTGCTATGATTAAAGAAAAAGAAAGATTGGGTGCGTATCATAAATATGAAGACGGACAGGTGGATCAACCTTTTTTAACACCGGATACAGTAAAGGAATAATATGAAAGCCATAATCTTTGGAGTGACCGGACAGGATGGGAGCCATCTAGCGGATTTACTGCTTGAAAAAAAATATACAGTTATTGGTGTATCGAGAAGATGCAGTGTGGATAATACTGGTAGGATAAAGCATCTACTAAATTCTGATAGATTTAATCTGGTACACGGTGATATCACCGATGTATTTAGTGTTATGAATATTTTAAGAGATAGCGAAGATGTAGATGAAATCTATAATCTCGCTGCACAGTCGCATGTGCAGGTATCTTTTAGTCAACCAGCCTTAACTTGGGATATTACTGGTAAAGGATGTTTAAATATCTTGCAAAGTATTGTAGATCTTAAGTTACATTCGAGATTTTACCAAGCTAGTTCGAGTGAGATGTTTGGGAAGAATTATGATGTAGACAGGTCTCAAAATAAATTTCAAGACGAAAACACAAAATTTTTACCACAATCTCCGTATGCTATTGCAAAATGTGCTGCTCACTATATGACGAGGTTATTTAGGGAGGCTTATGGCGTCCATGCAAGTGCCGGAATTTTATTTAATCATGAAGGTCCGCGTAGAGGCAAAACATTTGTAACAAGAAAAATTACACACTGGATGGGTGAATACAGCAAATGGTTGAAGTTTAATGGAATCAAACATAAAGACATAAGTAATAAATGTAAGAATGGAGATGATATTTATGCTTCCGGATTGGCCGGATCTTTTCCCAAGCTACGTTTAGGAAATCTTGAAGCATTCCGAGATTGGGGATATGCAGGAGATTATGTGGAAGCAATGCGGATGATGTTGCAGCAAGATAATCCAGACGATTATGTTATTTGCACCGGAGAGACACATACAATTAGGGAATTTTTAGATGTGGCATTTTCTCATATTGGTATTTTTGATTGGACTAATTTTGTTGTGATTGATCCTGAATTTTATAGACCAGCAGAGGTTGATTATCTAAAGGGTGATGCTACTAAAGCAAATACTGTTTTAAACTGGAAGCCTCAAACTTCATTCAGTAAATTAATTAAAATGATGGTAGATAGTGATGTAGGTAATGAAAATATTTAAGGTTTATATGTACTTAGGCTTAGTTTTAAGTAGATTAAAAAAATATAAATTGGATGAATATGCTTATGAAAATCCAATAATTTTTGTTCCCGCTAATGATCCAGATGACGCATGTCATCAAGCATACATTGGATTATCAGAAAAAATTATCAAACAAGGTCTCTATAAAACAAATGGATATTATGATGTAAATATTTTAGAATTTACTAAAGATATTTTAAATGACATAAGTATTATGCGTGTAGGTGTAGCTAATGAGAAGAAATTATGACGACCCACTTTATAAAGAATGGAGACAACGAGTAAGAAAAAGAGATAAATATAAGTGCCAAATGCCTTCTTGCTCCAAGACTAAACAATTACAAGTACATCATATTAAAAAATGGTCGTCAGCTTCCAATCTTAGGTATGATATAGATAATGGTATTACTTTGTGTAAGTGGTGTCATAAAAATATTACTAAATATGAAGAAATATATGAGTCATTGTTTACAGATATAGTGAGATCAAAAAATCATGAGTAAAAAATATCCTAAAGCACCAGATTATTATGTTATTAAAGATACTAGAGAACAAAACGGTTATTTTTTTAGTAAATTCAATAAATGTGCAGGTATGGTCACGCAGAAGTTAGACACTGGTGATTATACTATTGAGGGTATGGAAGATAAGATTTGTGTGGAACGAAAAGCTTCTGTTGAAGAAATCGCTATAAATCTTGGTAAACAAAAGCACGCATTTATGAATGAAATTGAAAGAATGAAGGAATTTCCTCATAGATTCATAATTTTAGAATTTAGCTTAGATGACTTACTTAAATTTCCAGATGAAACTAGGATACCTGCAGATAAAATTAAGTCTGTGAGAATAACTGGAAAATACATTTTAAGATGTTTAATGGAATTCCAAGTATATGATAAAATACATGTTGTATTTGCGGATAATAAATACAATGCGTTTTTGTATATAAGTAGCCTCTTTAAGAGGATAAATGAACTATATACTATTGGGAGGCAAAAATAATGGATGATATCGTGAATGATATACATAACTATTGTGTTAATGTAAAGACGCGGGAAATATATTTAAATCCCTATATCAGTTCTAACGAGGATGATCCAGGGGTTGATTATCGTATGTCATCACAATTCATTAAGAATATAACCCATTTAGATGCGATTAACAATAAACCTATTCTAATTCATATGTATGCGATAGGTGGAGATTGGGGAGCAGGAATGGCTATATATGATGCCATCTCAGCTTGTAATTCTTATATAACTATTATTGGTTATTCTCAAGCGGAATCTATGAGTAGTATTATATTGCAATCTGCAGATTTTAGAGTAATGACTCCATATTCCTACTTTATGTTGCATTATGGTTCCAGTGCCTATGAGGGTCATTATTTAAACATGCAGGCAAATGCTAAGTTTGATAAAAGGTGTTGTGATATTATGGTGGATATTTATTCAAAATATCTTCTTAAATCTAAATTTTTCAAAGAAAGCTATGAAGATGCAACACAGGAAAAAGCTAAAAATTATATTTTAAGAAAAATGAAAAACGGTGACTGGTATCTAAATGCACACGAGTGTTTGTATTATGGGTTTTGTGATTCTGTATTAGGTGACAAAAAAGCTAAGGACATTACAAGTTTAAGAAATGGTTGAATCAAATTTAAAAATTATTAATGAAGCTTGGTTGAATATAGATGTTGATGAAGATCAAATCTTTAATCCAATGTCTCTCATATCATTCAATGAAGATGATTTTCATCTGAAACTATCTTGGTTGATGACAAAACCAGAATATTTTTCTTTCTTGTGCAAACAAGTATTCAATATTACTATATTGCCGACTCAAGCATTGATTTTACATGAAATGTGGAATCGTAAGTTTCCTATGTTGATTGCTAGTCGTGGGTTTGGTAAATCCTTTACTCTTTCTCTCTATTCTATGATGAGGGCTTTACTTCTACCTGAACGAAAAGTTGTAGTTGTTGGTGCTGCTTTTCGACAGTCAAAGGTTCTTTTTGAGTATATGGAAACAATTTGGAATAATGCACCTGTTTTAAGGAGTATGTGTGATGAGAATTCTGGACCACGTAGAGATGTGGACCGTTGCGTTATGCGGATTAATAAATCTCGCATTACTTGTTTACCTTTGGGGGACGGACAGAAAATCAGGGGTCAAAGAGCTAACGATATTATCTCTGACGAGTTTGCTTCCATACCTCGTGATATTTTTGAAACCGTTGTGGCAGGTTTTGCTGCGGTAAGTTCAGATCCTATTGAAAATGTAAAAAGATTAGCTTCTGAAAAGAAAGCTAAGTCACTTGGTGTTGAAATTATTAAAAATAATGATGACATTGTAGCAAATAAAGATAATCAAATTATATTATCCGGTACTGCATATTATGATTTTAATCATTTTGCTACATATTGGAAAAAGTGGAAGTCAATTATAAAAAGCGGAGGTAGACATAATAAGCTTAGAGATATCTTTGGTGGAGAAGATGTTCCAGACAGCTTTGATTGGACTCAGTATTCTATTGTGAGAATACCATATGAGCTTTTGCCGGAAGGGTTTATGGATGCCGCACAGGTCGCTAGATCGAAAGCAACAGTTCATGCTGGTATTTATCAAATGGAGTTCGGAGCGTGCTTTACGCGGGATTCTCAAGGCTTCTTTAAGCGTACATTGATTGAGTCGTGTGTTGCTAATGATCAAGAACCAATTAAAGATAGTCAAGGTAATGAAATAGTTTTTGAGGCTAAATTAATGGGTGACCGTGATAAAAAATATGTATTTGGTGTTGACCCTGCTTCTGAAGTAGATAATTTTAGTATAGTTGTTCTCGAATTAAATCATGATCATAGAAGAATTGTACATTGTTGGACTACTACTAGATCTGAGCATAAGGAAAAAGTTAAAAAAGGTTTTTCTTCCGAAACAGATTTTTATGCTTATTGTGCTCGTAAGATTCGTGATCTTATGAAATTGTTTCCATGTGTTCATATTGCTATGGATGCACAAGGTGGTGGTATCGCTGTTATGGAGTCATTGCATGATAAAGATAAGATTCAACATGATGAGGTTGCTATTTGGCCGGTTATTGATGACGATAAACCAAAAGATACTGATGATGAGCGTGGGTTGCATATTTTAGAAATGTGTCAATTTGCTAGATATGAATGGTTAGCTGAAGCAAATCATGGATTAAGAAAAGACTTTGAAGATAAGGCAATTATTTTTCCCAGATTTGATGCAATTACAGTTGGATTGTCAAATGCTGAAGATGGATTAAAAGGAAGGATGTACGATACTCTTGAAGAATGTGTTATGGAGATTGAAGAGCTTAAAGATGAGCTTGCTATGATACAGATAACACAGACCGCTAATGGTAGAGATAGATGGGATACACCTGAAGTTGTTATTGGTGCTGGAAAGAAAAGTAAAATGAGGAAAGACCGTTATTCTTCATTAATTATGTCTAATATGGCTGCTAGAACAATATTGAGAACTCCTACGGCTCAGGCTTATCAGTTCTATGGAGGCTTCGCCACAATAATCGATGATGATAATAAACCAAAAGGTGATATGTATACTGGTCCGAGTTGGTTTGTGGATAGTATGAAAGATATTTTGTGAATTGTGTATAATTAAGGTAGTTGGATTAACAATCCAATTATACCTTTTTCAATTGAATTGCGGAGAATAAAATGAGCAACAAAGATTCTATCATTACCTGGGAAGATGGAGATGCATCAAGTAAGTCTCGTGCTATGGAGCGATTTGCAGATTCTATAGATGCTTATGAAGGAATTTCTAAAGCAAACCATAGAACATTTTTGGATATTGAAGCTAATAGGTCTGTCAGACCATCTTTTGATAAAAATGATTATTATGCTTTTCGTAGTAATGAGCAAGTCCCAACAAAACAAAAACATGCAATTAAAATGTGTATGGAGGCTTATGACAAGGTTGGTATTATTAGAAATATTATTGATTTAATGGGAGATTTCGGTAGTCAAGGTATCAATATTGTCCACGAAAACAAGAGTGTCGAAAAATTTTATAAACAATGGTTCAATAAAGTTGATGGTAAAGAAAGGTCTGAAAGATTTTTAAATAACCTTTATAGAACTGGAAATGTATTTGTTTACCGCAGTGACGCAAAAATTAGCCAAGATATTGTAAAATACATAAGATCTATGGGTAGTGATATAACGGTTAAGCTACCATCTATTAAGGAGGATGTTGTTCCTTGGAGATATAATTTTTTTAATCCACTAACTATTAATATTAAGGATGGTAATTTAAATCTATTTTTGGGTAGAAAAAAATTTGAAATATCAAATAAGTCTTTTCTGGACAATTTTCAGAAAGATAATATTCCAGCCAAAATTTTAGAAACATTACCTCCTGATATTAAAAATAAGATTAAAAATGGTGAAAGGTCAATTAGTTTAGATGAAAACAAACTCAGTGTTTACTATTATAAAAAAGATGATTGGCAACAATGGGCTAATCCTCTCACGTATGCGATTCTTGATGACATCATTATGCTCGAAAAGATGCGGTTGGCAGATTTATCTGCTCTTGATGGTGCTATTAGTAATATTAGATTATGGACGCTTGGAAGCCTTGACCACAAAATTTTACCAACAAGAGATGGTGTTAATAAGCTCAGAAATATTTTAGCCAGTAATGTTGGTGGTGGAACAATGGAATTAGTCTGGGGTCCAGACTTAAAATATACTGAATCTAACAGTCAAGTTTATAAATTCTTAGGTTCTGAAAAATATCAATCAGTTCTTAATAGTATTTATGCGGGATTAGGTGTTCCTCCTACCTTGACGGGTATGGCATCTAATGGTGGTGGATTTACAAACAACTTTATATCTCTTAAAACATTGGTCGAGCGATTACAATATGGTAGAGATCAATTAACTAAGTTCTGGGCAAAAGAGTTAGAATTAGTTCGTAGGGCTATGGGTTTCAGGAAGCCCGCTCATATTATCTATGACCAAATGAGTTTATCAGATGAAGCAGCAGAGAAAAACTTATTAATTCAATTAGCTGACAGGTCTATCATTAGTCATGAGACTATCCTTGATAGATTTAAAGAAATACCTGCTGTTGAAAAAGTTAGACTCAACAGAGAGAATAAAGATAGGGACAAAGATAAACTTCCAGATAAAGTTGGTCCGTTCCATCCTCCTACTGAAAACGATGATTTATCAGAAAATGAAAATGGTAGACCTAAATTTAGTAAGGATGAAGAGCCACGAAAGAAAAGGGTTGAAAAACCTAAAAACACTCCTGGCGTTGCTGATCTTATTGTTTGGGCTAATAAATCATTTGATTTAATATCTGATGTCACAAACAAGGCGTTTTTATCTGTGTCTAATAAGAAAAATATGAGACAGTTAACAAAGGCAGAAGTTGGTTCTTTAGAAACCCTTAAGGTAGATATATTAACAAATTTACCAGTTATGCATGAAAATGTAGATGCAAACTATATTAGTGAGATTGTTAAATCAAGCAAAAAGACCCCAAAGGAGTTTAAAATAATCATGGAAAACAAGGATATAAACATCTTAAATATGTCTATGGATGAGTATAAAAAACAGGTGGTAGCAAGTTACACAGAATATGTTTTAGGTAGTTAAAACCCGTTTTATCTATGTTTTAATGTATCTCGTGTATAATTTAATACGAGGTGAAAATTATGAATAAAATACAAATTTTTCAAAAAGAAATTGAAGATGGTATTTCTGATCAGGTTCAGAGTACTGCTTCAGTTGCTTATTTATCTCCCTTCACTGTCAAAGCAGAAGAATTTACTTCTGAAGTAGAAAAAAGTGAGATAGAAAAACTTTTAGCCGATAATAATAAACAACACGATCTTTATTACTTAGAATCAGTGTTAGTCTCTACTAATTGGAATAGAAATGATGATGTATTTTTAGCAGATGTCACATGGGCTGCGAGAAATACGCCAGAAGACAAACCATTTAATTTTATGCATGATGAAAATGATATCATTGGGCATATTATAGGTAGTTATGTTACTGATACTGAAGGAAATAGAATTTCCGACGATCAAGAAGAAACTCCTGCAAATTTTGATATTATTACTCGTGCCGTTCTTTATAACAGTTGGATGAATGAAGAAAATAGAGAGCGAATGGATAGTATCATTGCAGAAATCGATGAAGATAAGTGGTTTGTTTCTATGGAGTGTTTATTTGCTGGTTTCGACTATGCAGTTATTGACAAGACTGGTAGTCAGAAATTAGTAACCAGGAGTGATGATTCATCTTTCTTAACTAAGCATTTACGTGCTTATGGTGGAACTGGTGAATATGAAGGTTATAAAGTTGGACGTGCTTTACGTGATATTTCTTTTTCTGGGAAAGGATTGGTGTCAAATCCAGCAAATCCTAGAAGTATAATTTTAAACTCTAAAAGTATCGCTTTTAGTGTTGATGGGTTTTCAACGATGAAGGAGACAAATATGTCTGAATCTCAGGTTCAAGAGGAGCAAGTGGTTGAAGAACCAGTTGTTGCTGAAGAACTAACTGAAGAGGTTGTTGAAACAGTAGAAGCTGATGCGGTTACAGATAATTCTACGGAAGCTATTGAAGTAGCTGAAGAAGTGTCTGAAACTGTTGCGGAAGATACTGATGATACAACAGCAAAGCATTATGAAGATGATGATGAAAAGAAAAAGAAGAAAGAAGATGAAGCTAAGGCTTCTTTAGAAGAAGCTTTAAAATCTGCTGAAGCAAAGATTGCTGCATTAGAAGCGGTTGTTGCTAAATCAGCTCAGGATTTGAAACAAGCTGAATCTGAAATGTATGATATGAAGAAAAAGCAAAAAGAAGAAAAGAGAAAAGCTGCTTTAATCGAAGCTGGTGTTTCAGCGGATGAATTAGATGCTACTCTTGCTTCTTTTGGTGCTCTTGACGACGAAGCATTTGATGCTGTAGTCAATCTTTATGCTCGCAAAAGTGTTGTAGCGACTGAT